TCGTAGGAGTCAATAGGGTCGCGACGCTTAGTCTCGACAAGAGTAGGCAAACGCCACTCCCGTCGATACAGCGTGGGATTCCATCGACAGAACGAATAATCGGGTTCATCTGACCAACGCCCAATACCCGCCATCCCGTAAGGGATAGCAGGGTATCTCACTAGATTCCCGATGTGGGAGTCTAGAAAGCGAACAGCATGGGAGTTCCCAAACCGCTCGTAGAGTTGGTTGCGCAAGGCACTGGCTTTCACCAGCGCGTTGCTGTTCGCTCGTGATTCAGGCAGATACGCGCGCGCGTAGGCTGGTGTAACAGTCCAGCCACGGTATGCGTCGACTCCGCATGACTCTCGGAAGTCTCCACTGTGGAAACTCTTTGAGTCATTCACTTTCATCCCTAGGGACGTTAGTGACTGAGCCACGTCAGGGAAAGCATCAACGGGGACTATTATGTCATCTCCGTAGATGCTCAGCGTGTCCGACCTCTTTCGATAAGACCTGATGGTCCGATCTGAGAAGTCGTTCCGGCGCCGACACAGAACCGTGACGACCAGGGTCATAAAAACCATGGACTCCACGGGGAATGTCAGTGCCGATCCCATTGAGGCGAACTTGTTCAGAAGAACGAGCTCACCATCAGGGAGCTGCACGAACCGGGATCGAGACAAGCGAAGGTATCGGAGGAACTGAGGGTTAAACCCAAAGAGCTCTTCTACCAAAGCCAACCCGACTCGGTCCGAGGCCTCAGAGAGATCCATCGTGGCAACATGTCCACGATCAGACCCCTCCAGGGCCAACCGCTGGTTGTGTGACTGATACGTGTAAGAACACGCAAAGTCACCCTCTTCAAGCAACGCTTTGATGCGTAGTTGAAGAGCCTGCTGAACAAACTGGTTATACGACGGCTCGATCGAAATCAAGCGCGGCGTTGTCGCTGTCTTTGGGACAGCAACCAGTCTAGCAGGCACCTCCTGATTGGAGGGGGGCCGTTCGAGTAGATCGAACCAAGAGGTTCGGAAGTACTCAGGTCCCACCAGAGATTCGATGTTATAAGAGATGGAGTCGAAACCCCACCTCTCATTGGCACCGAATTGTTCGGAAACAGCACCCGGACCATGCTTACCATCTTCGATGGTTCGCAGGGCCTCACCGATCAGTTGCCCAAATAAAATCTGGGCGACCTTTCGGGCGTAGGGGTCAAGGAGGCGACGAACATCAGCCCGTGATGGCAGACTCTTGTCTGTATTCACGAACTTCTGAATAGCGTCATCCACCCGCCGATCTTCGCAGACTTCAAAGACTTTCTTGTAAAGTCTTGTAATCTGACGAAGATAGCGAATAGCCACTACGCTGGGATTGGGGAGCACCGCTCCCCTCTCATCGAAGATCATACCCCAAAGTCCACTCAGGAACTTAGGGTAGGCACACCGCGGCGACCACCCTTCTATCGAAGGGAGTCGTCCGTCTCGTAGACCCGCAAGTAGCGAGTCATCGAGGCGTGGCAGCGTGATCGACAGAAAAGGAAACCCTTCCTTGTCGAATCTTCGCCAGAGGGTCTCAATGTCCCTCTCAACGCTGATTCCCAGAGCAGCCTCCGCATCGCGGAGGATCTGCTCAAGGAGGATAACTTGGCTTTTCAACTCTGCCCCCTTTCAAAGGGCTAGTAGTTCCAAGCCAAGATGATCACACCGTCCGAGAGTTAGCTTGCGCTACCCCTCCGAAGAGCAAAGACTCCAAAGACCGCACCGATAGCAATACCGGTGAGGCCAGTGAGTCCCAGCATGGCCAGAATGAGAATTGTATCAAGCTGGTCCATACTGTTTAGTTCTCCCCCGCCACGAGCTTCTTCAAGTTCGCGTTGGTGGAGGCAGTGAGCCATGCGATGACGCCGAGGAGATCCTTCTCCACGTCAGCATCGGTGACTCCAGAGGTGGGTCGATCAATCGTGATCGAGACCATGCTCTGTACCGGGATCGACAGCCCGGACCCAAGAGGGTCCACGGCATTCCGCTTCGTGTAGAAGCGGGCAACGTTGCGTCGGCGCTTAGCCGAGCCACGAGGGTCGATGGTCAGTTCGCGTGTCGCATCAGCGGACACGAACCGGCCGACGGTGGTGCCCGTGAGAACTCGCGGAAGCGAGTACGGGACCGCGTCAACGGTAATTGCCTGAGGGTCGGTGTATGCCATCTTGGACTCCTGTCCATGTTCGATTGTTGTTCGATTGTTTTTCAGTTGTGATCAGCGGCGCTGGGCTAAACCCAATGCCACAAGGATCCCAAACTGAGAAGCAGACAAGCTCCCCAGCTGAGTGCCGAACCCGAAAGGGGTCGCACGATCACGCCATCGAGTTCGAGAGATTGCGACAGATGTCGGTCTCTCGAGACTATACGACCTGTAATAAGGACTCGAACTGTTAACACGGGCGATATGCCCCTGCACAGAATGAATCCTCTGGGTCGTGAGATAGGCGTAATCAACATCATACTTTCCCTTCATGGGACCGTATGTGTTTGCGTTGGAGATCGAATCACCCATCGTGGTGAACCAATCAACCAACCAGGAGTACGGTGTCAGATCCCACAGCAAAGTGGGATCGTCGATCGCCCCCAGTCTCTTGAAGACATCCATTGCCTGATCGCTGAAGGATTCGGCTCGCCGACTAGCTTTCGCTAGTCCGGTGTACCGAGAGCTCCAGTGGTAATCTTCCGATTCCACTGTTTCGGTTTGGTGCTCGCAAAGCAAGCCCGAACCACTGCTCGCTCCTACCACATCGCCAACCTCATGGTGGCGATAAGCAGAGGTATATGGTGAGAGAATGTTATTCACACTCACTGTACCACTAGCTCTGCTTGATGTAGCAGGACCTTCCCATTGCCGTTTTCTACGGAACGACTCGTAGTAGACGACACGTTCAAGATTCATTCCAACCTTCACAAGATTGAAGTATTCTTGAATCAGCGGAGTCCATCCAAAGGTGATGTTGAGCGCTTCCGAACCAACGTAGTTACGTACGGTCCGGTACCCAGCCATCATCTCACGGAAGTTCTTCAGAAGCGAAGGAACATCCCCGCGAAGTAACTCAATAAGAGTTACCGCGAGGGTTCCGACGTTCCGATCAGGAGCGGTTGCAGCGAAGTAGCGGTTTGCCATACCTTGCCGGTCAGTGTTACTGATCGACAGGCCACCACTTTGGGTTGTGAATCCAAAGGAATATGGTGAAGGGTTAACGCATCCGTTGCCAACCGACGCCCAGATTCTGCCATTGTAGTAGATTGTACTACTCCGGTAGTAATCAAGCGTACCGAGATAGGGAGTCCTAAACGTCTTGTGAGACGCGTAGAGATGCCCCGAATCGGTCTTGGATACTCTATCCACTGACGTGCTCCCTGTCTGAGTTTCAGCAGGGAACGCCGCTCTCTGTAACTCGTCGATGTAACGCTTGCGATCAGCAAGACGTTCCACCAAGTTGCCCTTCTGCGATGGGGTTCGAATCCCAAAGCCGTCGGTCTCAACGCGACGAACGCGCGGAGATACAGGTGGGTCAGACACAGCATGTCTGCCCGTACGCCAGGAATAGACGCCCTCAATCACCGTGGGATAGGAAAAATTGGAACTTCTTGAAGAAGAACCTTCCCGTCCGTTACCTCCAATGCGCTCACGCGCAAGGAGACGGTTATTGGTGACGTACAAGAGACAACCTCCTTCGAATCAGCGGGGCCCCCAATGGG